CTTTGTAACTGCAGATGGTAAATCTTTTTTAACTGTATTGGTTACTTTTGTTATTTCGTTTGATAAGTTTGTACGTGTTTTTTTATTATTATTATACCCAGATAACTCTACAGCTTTTTTTAAAGTATTTTCCCCAAACAACTTTGTTATTTTGTCACCTACAAATTTTTTAATTGTAGTAACTGTTTCACCAGCTAGTTTTCCTTGTTTATTCTTTGTTGATAGTTCTGCCGCTGATAGTAAAGATTTATTTTTTGGATCAAGTTTTAATTGTTTATTAATTTCTGCATCAAGTTGTGGATACTTATCACCTAATGCAGTATAAGCTGCTATACCAACAAAAGGATTAATTAACATAGGAATAGCAAATGCAATTTTACCAAATACACTATTCATTCTTTTTGATTCACGTAACAACTGTATAGGTGTCATGTTTTCATAGCCAATAGAATAGCCTGCTTCATAACCTGCTCGTTGTCTGTCTTCATCACCAAGTTCAGGAGTAGGTGGCCCTGCTTGTACGACTTCTTGTATAGGTGTTACAGGTTCATCTGCTCCGGGCGTATACTCAGTATATCCTTCAGGAATAGGGTATACAGGAATGCCACCAATAAATGACACAAGAAGATTTTTACCTTCTGCATTTCTATATTCTTTGTAAGATATTTTACCTTCGCCCATAACGCTAGTAAAGTTAATAGGTTTATTTGTAGGTGCTTTATATGTTGGACCTAATGCTCTAGTTGCTCCACCTTCAGCCATAGTTACGTAACCACCTTCAGCCATCTCAACTTCTCTACCGTCCTCTGCAACTACTAATAAATCTCCCATACCAAATGGCATTTCGTCTGACATTGTTGCTTCTTCTGAGTTTCCCATTTGACCCATAGCATCCATTTTTCTTAATCCCATTTTAGCTTCATCTCTTAGCCCCATCATTTTATCTAACCCATGATATCGTACAACATCTGCTGGCATAACAAATTCACCCTCACTAAGTTTAGCAGGGATGTCATCTCTGACTTCTTTACGAGTACTTCCAACAGGAACTTTATTACCTGATTGTCTGTCTACCATACCACCTTCATCTTTAAGACCGCCATCTTCAAAAAGTTCTGCTTGTCGATTCATCATGAGAAATTACCTTTAGTTGTTTGCTATCACATTATCTCGTAATCGTTGTATATTACGTAGCATATGTATTGCGCCTTGCGCTCTGTGTAATGGGGCTATTTCTTCTGTCTGCTCCATTAAACGGTGTTGTTGTTTAATTAGTTCTTCTAAGTAGTTATTGAAGTGGATCCATTGCTTGGGGTTGTTGACCAGACCCTTGAGCTTGTTGAATATTTCCTTGTCCATTTCCACTAAATCCTTGTTCTTGAGGAAGTGGTGCTTGGCCTGTACCTATAGTCCCACCTCCTGCGCCTGATGGGTCCATTGCATCTGCTCCTGCAGGTGCGCCCCCTTCTTGTGGATTTGGAGCAGGTTGTTGGAACTGCTTCATTAACTCAGCCTGTATAGCTGCTTCATCCATATTGTTTGTTACTTTATCAGGGTCTAGATCAAGAGACTTAGCAATCTCTCTAATAATATATTGAAACTTAGCAAACGGTGCAAGTGCTGGAGCAGAAGACACTTGCATAAATTGCATTAGTCTTTGGCTACGTACTTCATTAGCCATCAAGCTTTCAGTACCACGCGCTCTTACTTCTAGATCACCACGTATAGCTGGGTCAAAATCAAACTGCATGTTAAATCTAAACAGTCCTTCACCTAACGGACGTAGTAAGTAGTCGTCTACATTCTTAATAACATTTTTAATACCACCTGCAGCAGCACCCATAAGCATTGACATACCAGAAGCAGTTCGTCCTACTCCTGCTGATACTCCTGTTTGCCCATGAGCAAATGATGGCATACCTGTACTCTCATCTGAAAGCTGTCGTGCCTTATCAAATAGCTGTAAGTTTTCTCCTGCTACATTTGGAAACTTTGTACCAAACACAGCCTGTCCGGGTGCGCCACCTTGTCGTCTAAATACTTTACCGGGATACACAGACAAGTCTTGACCCGGAACTAAATTAGTCTCATCAACTTCTATAAGTAAGTTACCACTCAGTACAGCATTGTCTACAGCCATACGCATAAAACCATTCATAAGTGTTTGGGTATCATCCATGTTTTCAGCAATACCTACACCAAAGAAGGAGTAAGGGTTTAGTTCATACGGTGCAGCCATGTAAGGAATGGTAGCAGGTTTAAATGGATTAAGTACCATACGCAAAAGTTTGCCATTACAAATCCATATATTTGCCTGTAGTTCGTCAACTCCCTCAAGCTGCGAAGGTATATCAATACCCTGTTCCACCAACATATCATAGTCACACATACCCCAATACTCAAGTACTTCATAGCGTTCTATGCCATGCTCTGGTGCGTAGTCAGATAAATCGTCTTCCCAAGATTCTTTTGTATAGTTTGTTCCTTCTCTAATAGCATCGTCAATTACAGAGGCTCTGAAGTAAGGTCTTCTTTTTAATCCTAATAACTGAGAACGTGACATTTTGTGTCGCTCAATTACAAACTGAGCCTCGTCCATATTATTTGCATCTGGGTCTGGATAAAAGTTCCATACAGAAACATGAGATACTTGGGGTACAGTTTTAATTGTAGGTGAGTACTCTCCATCTGAACCCCAGTTTGGGTATTCTTTGTCTACTGCAAACGGTCCTTTCATTACGCCTGTACCAAATAATGCCATTTCAAAGGCAGTACTACGTAAGTGTTTATTTGCACTTGACTCTTCAAGTTGATCTTGTATTTTTTTCTGCATAGCTTTTGCAGCAATCATGGCAGGACTAAAGGTTATAGACGTTGGAGTTTTACCTACGCCTGATCGTATACCCTCAATGTTATCAAACTTATCTGCTAGTGGACCTAGACTGTCTGCTAAAGTTTTTGCTGTAGCTCCTGCAGGTATTTCTTTTCCATCACCTTTATATCCATACGGACTAATAGGCTCATCTAACTCTGACTTTCTAAGTTGATCTGGTTCTTTAGGATCAAAGTGAACATCTGACACTACGCCTTCTGGAAGTATAGTAGGCTCAACTGTAAGAGGAAACTTATTACTTGCAAATAGTACGTCTACAATTTGACCATAAGCCGCAAGTGTTTTTGTTTTTGTAACTTTAATAAATACTCTAGACTTTTCAGCTTCTGTAAACTGTACGTCTGATCCATATATACCTCTGTAGTTACGATAGGATCTTAACCATCTATCTTCGTCTTGTTGCCTATAGTCGTCAGCACGTTTATAGCGTTCCATTACAAAAGGAATAATACCACTAACGTCAGCATCGTCAACTCCTGCATTGTCAGAGTCTTCTAATACTACCTGCTCATCATCTGTAAATCTTTGATCTTCTTCCATTTATACTACCTTTAATATCCAAAAGTTTTGTCTGCCATTGGCATACTAGATTGGGGTCTTCCGTTAGGATCATAGTCAAATATACTAAATCTTGGTCTAGACATGATACCATATCTTAGTGCATCATACAAGTGATCTTCACTATTAGTATCTACATCTTCTGAGTTTTTTTTGTCCAATGGTATTGCTGGTAATTGAGAAACCATATTTACACAATTGTTAAAGAAAACTAATCTAGGTTCTTCTGTAAACTCATCAACTTGTAGTCTTCTGTGTATTTCGTTTTTACCTGCAATTCTTGATCCTTTACTTCGATCTGAAGGTCTCCAACGACATCCTCTACTTACCATCTGCTCTGCAAGACTAGGACCAGTATCCCCTCTTTTGTGCCAAAGAGAACTATCCAAAACTCCGTATCTAATAGTACCGTCACCTGCCTCTAATTCTAGTATTCTGTCTGCTAAATCTGCAGCTAATACTTTACCTACATACAGTTCTCTATAAACAATTATCTGTTCGTTAGGTGCAACTGCAAACCAAACTACTCCAGATTTACTACCATAACCGTAATCACAGGCCCTAAACTTTACCCAGTTACTTGGTATATCAAAGGGTTCAATTACGTGTATGTTTCTATCAAACTCTGTAAAGGCTGCCCCTTCTTTAATATCCCAATCACCATCTAGTAGTTGTCGTCTTTGTTGTTCAGGTAATGACAAAAGCATTGCTTCGTAATCACCCTGTCTAGCTAGGTAAGGATTGTCTCTTAGTCGTGCTGGTATAAACCTACGTTTAAATAAAGTTATACCTGCTTTTTCGTGTCCAACTGGATACTTTAGTATTTCTCCAGTTTCAATATCTGTTGCATCAAATGTTACATTTGGTACTGCTGGGTCGATAAACATTTTCTTAACCCAAGCATGTCCTCTACCTCCGGGGTTTGTAGTAGCCCTCATAAAAATAGGTAGATCTGGTGCAGTAGACCGTAAACGAGAACGCATGTAGTTCCATGCATATGGTGTGGCCCATTGAGTTAATTCGTCAAAGCCTATCCAGCTAAACGCCAGACCCTGATAACGCAAGACATCGTCTTCTCTATCAAGATACGACATCCACAACCTTGCGCCAGAAGGCGCGGTCCACTGCATCTTTCGTTCAGACCATTTAATTCCGGGCCAAATCTTGGGGTACATCTCTTGTGATTTAAATATAAGTTCACGTAGCTCTTCCGTTGTGTGTCTTAGTAGTAGACCACTAAAAGCAGGATGCCCCATATACCTCAGAGGGTCTGCAAGCATTGCGTATGATTTACCACCACCAGCACTGCCACCATATAATACTTCTCGTTCACTTGCCGCTAGAAAATCTGTTTGTGGGCCATCATTAGGCTTAAAAATTATATTGTGATCTTCTTCTATTTTTTTAACTGCTGCAATATCAATACTGCTAGTTTCTATTATTTTAGATTGCGGCTGCTTCTTTTGCGCCAATACGACTTTCTTCAATTTCTTTCGCTTTGGAGATTGCCTTTTCTGCATACTCTGCCCATTGGCGTAGGCTTCTAGCTTTGTTACTTCTTCTTTGCTCATTATCCAATCGTTTCCTTAAACCTACGTGAGATATAGATCTACCAGTATTTGTTGTCAACCAGTTTGCTACTTCACGATATGAGTATTGTTTTAAATACTTTTTTGCCATTTCAAGTTTGTCGAGTTGGTCAGGGATTGGATTTAATATGGCATTGTCTTCTGTGTTTTCTTCGTATCCAAAAGGTACTGTTCTTGATATTTTAGGTATCTTGACCCATTGGTTATTCTCTTGTATGTCTATGGGTTGTGGGAGTTTCCATTTGCCAAGAGATCTATCAGTCATTTGTAGCTACAACTTTAGGCGGCATTAACATTACACCACCTTTAGCTTCTACTTGTAATTTTTCTGTTTTTACTAATCCTGTACGATCTAGTAATTCTTTTGCTGCACTTAACTTGTCACGTATGCCTAGCTCTGTTGGTTCATACAAACCACCTACTATCGACATTGCAGCTTTAGGTGCATTACTTGCCATGTAAGACTGTGTTGCATCTAAAATTTCATCTTTAAGACTATTGACTACTTCACGAGTATTATACGTAGGAGCATACCCAGCAAGTTTTTTTGCAATAGCTACGTCACCACCTGCCTCGTCAAACAGTACACTTAAAAACTTTTGTTGTTTTTCTGTTAACTCTCTTGCCATTTCTATTTCTTTCCTGCTAAATATCTAGGCACTTTTAGCTTTCTTTTTTGCTGTTGCTGAAAGATCTTTAAGATGAACCACAGGTTTAGAACTTTTAGTATGTGCTTTACCTGTGTGTAAGGAGCCATTAGCCATTTTATGAGTAACCCCATTGAATTTTCTACCGTCCTTATAATAGTGCTGTACGCCTTTTGCCATTGTATTATCCTTTTGCTGCAAATGCAGATCCTGTTAGTATTGCCCCAAATGCTAAATGAAACAAACCACCGCCCATTAAAGTAAACGGATTGTGTTGTCCTGTTAGCTTTTTCATTAATTCCATTTGCACCATTGGTTCTGTCGTTGAGTTTATTATCATCATAAATTCAGATATATCTGGGCGATTAATTCCATACCAAATAGGTACAAACATAAAGTCATAAAAACATATTAGTA